TTCTGGTATCCGTTACATCGCCCCTAACAATGAGCAACGAAGAAGTAACATTTTTACCTACTAAGCCAGTTATTTCGCCATTACTTATTCCACCTTTAAAATCTAAACCGAAACGACAACTTCTAAACTGAGAGTTGTATAACATTAGATTTGTCTGGTCGTTAATGAACGTTATGGCTGTATCGTAGTTTCTAGACCTAACACCTTCAACTATGTAGTAATCACCTTCAAAAGTTAAGTAGTTAACGCCTTTGTAAGTTGTTCTTCTGTGATATTCAGGTCTATCACCAATAGCCCACCATGATTCCTCTGAAATTGTAGGGTCTATGCGTGAGCCAATATTCCCGCATTTAAGCGCAAACGGGGCTGTATCATCGCCCGTTGCTGTTATTGTAAATTCTTTGGAAAACGTAAAGCGGTCAACTAAAAACTGTGCATCACAGCCTAAATGAACAATATCACCTGCACCTCTTGAATTTGCTGCAGCAAGCCATTCTGACCAACCAAATGGTTGATCCCACCAATCCCCGTTTGCTTCTTCTTCACCTTCGTCTATTGCAATATTTATAAAATCGCGAGCCATTAAGACACCTCTGGGATTAACTGTTTGATATAAAGAACTTCAGCAGTACCAGATAAGGAACCGTAGTTACGTTTAAGAGCTAGCCTTTCTGATGTAGCAATAAATATTTTTACGCCTTCAACTTTTATGGTGTTACTGTTTGAATTAAGCGTTGCCAGTGCTGTATAACTAGATAAAGAGTGAAGAGCTACTGCGTACTCAACTGTTTTGCCATCTAGGTAGCTTGTTGAAAAAAATTCAACCCTGTTATCAGCGTCACTGACATTTGTTGCAGTAAATTTTTTACCATTTTGGACCCATCCTGAATAAATGGTCATCGGTGTGCTGGGTGTGATATCCGCAGTTTCCCACGTGCCATCTAGTCTTTGGTTGCAGACAATAAAAGGATTGCTAGCGTTGTTGCTCGTGTTTGTTATCGTCGCGTTTAGCTGTGGGATTCTAGGGAAGTAAGGCTTGCTTAAATCAGCAAATCTACCGTCTGACAAACTGATGTAGTCCACCAATCCATAGAAATAGTTACCGTTCCTATCGGTGCCAATTTCATCAAAGTCGGTGACTGATGCGGTAAAAGTTACCCACTGTCCGAGCGTTAACGTTGGAGAACCAGGTAAACCTTTTATTTCATGTGTGCCGCTTAAATGTGTGACGCCATCAATAGTCACATGAAAAACGTAAACACGCATTGTGATAGAGCCAGTGAACAAATTATCTAAAGCAATGAGCAACGGACTATCAGCCATGTAGAATTGTCTTCGTCCTAAATACTGCTCAATAGGCTGCGCATCTTCTTTGTTATGCCCCCACATCACCCACGTTTTCTTTTGTGTGGTGTCAAAGTGAAGTTCTACTGGTTTTAGCGGGCCTATTGTTGGAGGTAGAGGGGAAACGTTTTTCGCCAGCTGGTCATAATGATTGTGTTCAAATGCCTGCCTACCTTTGCTTGTGTCAAAAGCTGGGCTCACTCGCATTACATCGCGCTTGGTCGATACAGCACTTGGAAGCTGGCTTTCAACCAGAGAGCCTTCAACCTCTGAAAAATTGGGCCAGCGTGTTAAATAATCACTACCAAGTAGTGTATTAATTTCATCAATTAGCGCATTAACCGCTTTCGCTACATCTGCGCCCGTGCTGTTACCTGGCGTTCCTTGTGCAAGGGCCTGTAACTTTTCTATTTCAGCCATTGATTATTTTACTCAACTGTAATGCGAGACACGCTACCGCTTGAAACTAACGTGAATGAACTTGTTTGTGCTTGGCCGCGTGGGAAGTTATCAGCCAAACCCGTTGGAATGAATGAGGCTGTGAATTCTTCACCATCTGCGAATTCAACTTTATAGTTAGCCTTTCGCCCGTACATGGCATCTTCACGTAGTTCGCGATAAGCGTTTTCATTTGTGTAGATAATTGAGCCAGATACTTGCAGCTGCTTGCCAACAAGCTCGTTATTTAAGTAAGAGATGTAAGGGGCGGTAGAAGCATTGTTAAGCTTTACCAGTGAGCCCTGAAAAGAAATCGATGCTTCGAGTTGTCCTACAAGGAAAACACCATCTTTCCAAATTACACACTTAGAACCGTTGTAATGCTCACCGATGCGAATTCTTGTACCAAGTTCAATGCTGTCGTAAAGCTCAACATCGAAATACAGTTCACCAATTAATGATTCGATCATGATATGGCGCTTGGGTTGTCACCCCTACCCTTTATGAATCGGCTAACACTACCATTTGTGTAAACATTGACGGTTGATCCGTTTAAAGATATGCATCGGCCTGCCAAACCTCCTTGATAGGAGCCGAAGCCGCTTGTGCTTTCACCATCTTCGCCAGGGTCACCACCCTTACCAGCTTGGCCGTTAGATCTGCCGCCTTCAGTCTTTTCACCTTGGAACCCGGCTGTATCGCCACTCCCACCAATGCCGGGCTTGTTTCCTGCGCCGCCACTGCCGCCGATCACGTAATTGAATTCGTATTGATCTTCTCCCTGTTGATATTCAAATTCACCACCGCCGCCGCCTGGTGCAAATAAATATCCATCAGCATTGTAAGAACCATTTCCAAAATCGGGAGTTGGACCAGATAGGTATATGTTGATAGTTACGCCATTAGCACCGCGTAATGTATCCCCACCATTCCCACCATTTCCGTTGCCGCCGCGACCAATTGCAGTGCTACCGTTGAGGAACACTAGATTAATAGTGGAACCAGCTGGGAATGAACCTGCAGATATCGCTTGGTTAAGTGTGTCTTGTCCATAGAAAGGCAAGGAAAATATAAAGGTAAATGTATCTGGGGTAACTGGACCGCCGGCAATGGTGAAAAGATTGTTGTCGAATTCAGCGTTAACGGGTAAGTCTGAGCCTGCAACACCACCGATGTAAGGGTTATAAGTTACTGCTGTAACTTTATAGTTGCGACCAACTGAACTAAGGGGCGCTATCTTAACAACCTGTGCGCGCACACCTGTGTTCGGGTTTCCGTAGAAATCCTGATTTACCGCTGATTCTATTTCAACTACATCACCCAGAGAAAAGTTAAGGTTCTTTTCTTCTACCGTTGCAATGATGCGCTGCGGCCTGTTGCTAAAGCGCTGGGCATAGCGAACCGTGGTTAAGTCGGCAGTTTCTATATTGCTAAGCTTGTTACTTAGTACAATTGACTTGCCTAAATCTTTTACTTTTTCGGCGTTGTAATAATACTCACCCTCTAACGTTGCATCATACGCCAAGCTAGAGCGCGCAAAATTGGCATCATCATCGCTCTCAGTAAGCTTTCGCTTATCGTACTGTAGGAAAGCGCGTGAGTAATAAAGATCAGCATCTTCGTCTACGCTGATTGAACCATAGTTAATCTCGATACCTTCGCGCAATACTGCTGTTGTGGTATTCCATGGGCTCGTTGCCTTAAGCACAATTTTACCCGTGGTTAAATCGGTCCACATATCCAGCATTAACGTTGCACAAAACGCGTCTAAAAATTTAGTCGTGTCTTCGTGTTCGTAGATGATGGCATCAATTGAGCTTTTAAGGTTAGGGATCCATTCATCAAGTTCAGACTGAATAACAGATGCGTTGTAGTTATCTGTTGTTAAGTCTGCATCTTCAAACACTTTCACCAATACATCATATGGATCAGCATTAACGAACTTCCTACCACGAAAAACTTCATCCCCTGCTGAGTGCGTTGAAGGTTCGTTTTCAATAGTCCTTGAACCCAGCGTAATAGTGTTTGCCCTAACCACCGTTAACGTAACTGATGATGAAGTGCCAGTGGCATCTGTGATCATCATCAAATCACCGCTTACTACTGCTGTGTAGTCTGAATAAGGGGTCCAATCGGCAATATCTGCATTCATGTTAATAGTGGTTTCACCTTCGGTGATATCACTTTGCAGCGTGCCGGTTACTATTTTAGGAAAGTCGCTGTTCTCATCATCAGCCTTATAAAGCACATCTTTGCATGTGAATGTCCACATATCGTTAGCGCTTTGCTTAACATCTACTAGCATGTAGTGGTGCGTGCGCTTCAGCGTTGATGCGCGCCCATCGCTTTCGTAATAAAGAACGCGAACTGGCTTATTGGTTAGAACGTTTCGAGATTTAAGTTTGCCGAAAAACGAGCCCTTACCTTTTATTGATGCGTTAGCTATCAATGCGGGGCTGCTTAAGTTCGGGTCACCAACAAAATCACGCATGTTTATTGTGCAAGTGGCTGTGCTGGCTACACCGTTACCCGATTTAAGCATGGGTGTAGTTTCGTTCACGCGGTTAACGCACTTGTAAACATCAGACTCGCCGATGATTAACGAAGTATCTGTGAACTTGTGGGTTTTAGTAACAATCGTATGATTGGCTTGATCGGTGCAAGTGAGTGGTGTGCCAAAGCCGGGGTTGCCGTTAATTGTGCAAGCGCTCGTAACCTCTGGCAAATCCAGTTCAACAACGTAATAGTGAAATAAACTCATGCAACAACCCTAAATGACAAAGACACATCTACAAGGGTTGTAGTTTGCGAATGGGTAGATACTTTAGCGTTTGTAAGCTCAAACAAAGCGCACGACTCTTCAGGCTTATTTTCTTCTTCGTAATCCAGTTGGGAAAGAACGCCCGTTTCATTGTATAGCGCAAAGATTTCTTGTAATTCAGTTCGGGCCCAATCTTTATACATATTTCTAAATGTAAGGCTTAGTTTTGGTGCAATGGTTTCTTGCACTCTTTTGACAGGGAAACCCGCTTCGTTGGCCGATACCCGGTTAGTGACATTGCTACCCAAATAATAAAGGCTTTGCCCTGCGTTCGTTCCCCATGCTATATGGCTAACTAAACCTGCTTGGATGTAACTAATAACCTTTTGACCAGAACCAGAGAAGCCAATAGTTAAATCGCTCACAGTGGTAGCACCACCCAAATAGAACACTAAGTTTTTAATGGGGCGTGAAACCGTGAACGTCTTGTTTACAGTAGGGCTAGTTAGGGTTACAACAGTTCCAAGCGCTAAGTTTAAACCATGTAGCGCGATGTATTCACAACTACCAATCCCATCAACAGTAAATTCAAACGTTGAAGAATTGCTACTGGCCAAGCGCGAAAAGTCAGAATCTTGTAGGTTTGATAACGCACCACTACTAAGAGTGCCAGACTCGAGAGTAATTGAGTTGTCAGCAATGATATTTGTTTTACTGATAATCATTAAATACGTCTCTCGCTTTCTGCTTTTTTAACGTGGCGGCCTACGGCTTCAACTGCTTCGTCACTGAATTCAATCACTAAGCGTTGGGTGGTAATGTCCTCGCCTGAAACATCAGTAATTGATGCGCCTTGATCGTTATAGTTTTCTTGGGGTTGCTCAGTTGGTTGAGAAGAAACGGGGGTAACGGTGCTATTTCCATCTGGCGTTGACGCCCAAATAGCAGCGATTTGTGCAACACCAGTTGCAGCAGTTAATGCTGCGCCAACATAATCCTGTTTGGCTAATGCCTTGGTTACACCTTCAGCGGTATTCATGCCGGCGTTCGCTGCAGATAATCCCTGCTGAATTTTATGTGCGGTTTTACTGTTATTGCCCAAACTTGTTAAAAGTTGAGTGCCCAAATCCATTTGATTCTTAATTGATGACTCTGACCAGAAGTTTTCTAACTCTGACTTTTTCTTTTTGTCGTCTGAGTCTTTTTTGCTGAGTTCGCCCAGTTTAGTAAAGTAGTCTTCGTATGAGATAAGCTGATTATCGAGCTTATCGTTGAGCATCTCTAACTCTTCTTGGTTCTTTTCCTCTAACGCTTCAGGGTCTACTGACTCAGGCGAATAAGAAGCAATAATTTCTTTTAACTTAGCCTGGTACTCATCCTGCGAAATCAGCTTTTCATTAAGCAGTTCTTTTTGCGTTTCAGCTTCAGTTACTGCAGCTTCAAGCTTTGCTTCTTCTTCGGTTTGGGCTAGTTCACGTGCTTGCGATAAATAGTCGGCTTCAATCGCCATTTTCATGGCGTTCTTTTCGTCTAACTTTTCTTTAGTGAGGTTTTTCTCATCCTCATACATGCTATCGAGAATAGCTAAGCGCGCCGTTTTTTGATCTTGAAGTAACTGAAGCTCAGTTTTGTTAGCGTCCTCAACCGCCTTAAGCTCATTTGAAAGTTGATCTTCTAACTTGATAGACTCGGCGCCAGATGTGCGCTCGGATTTTAAATTCCCTTTTGCCTTTTCAATTTCTAACAGAGCCTTCTGGCTGCTTTCTTCCTGCTCGATGGCGGCTTTTCTTTTTTCAATTTCCTCAGCAATACTCGCTAATACTTTAAGTCTTCTTTCTTCGTTAACGGTAATTCCGAACGTCTGCTTTCTTTTTTGAGCAATAGCGGCGTTGGTTGCCTCTTCTTCTTTTTTTATTCGTTTCTGTAACTGCTCAATCTCTTTTAAAGATGTCACCTGCCCCAGTAATTCTGGATCTTCAATTATCCTATCTAAGTCCTGCCCTGCTTGAGAGCTAGAAAAGAACTCCGCGAGTGCTTTGGTTGCAGAATTGATTGCAGGTAAAAACGGGGCGATAGCATTATTAATAAAGTTGACGAAGGCTGATTGGGCTAAGTCTACGTTATTGGCAAGTGCGGCAAACTGAGCCCGTTCTTCTTCTGACAACTCTACGTTGATTGAATCGAATGTATCAGCTAAATCTTGTGCAGCTGCACCGCCATCACGCAACAACGGAATAAGCGCAGTAGTATCTGATGCCATTCCCTCGAGTGCGAAACTCATTTGCTGGGTGCTTTTGCCTGCAGCATCCATGCGGTTAACCATTTCTTGCAGTACATCTTGACCGCTCATGGTTTCGAATTCGCCAGCTAATGCTTGGGCCTCTTTCGAGGTATAGCCCATTACATCAGCAAAGTCTTGAAAAGCACCACCACCAGTAGCGAGAAAATCACCCACTTTCTCTTGGGTGTCTTTCATAATATCGCCGAACTTTTCGCCACTAATTCCCACGGTACCGAAAACAAAAGAAAGGCGTTTAAATTCTTCAACCGTTAACCCGGCAATGTTTGCCATGGTTTCAGTTTCTTGAATGGTTCGACCTTGCGCGGCAGCATAGGAAACTAAAGCAGACGTACCAGCTACCACGGCAGTGGTTACCGCGGCTACACCAGTAGCAACGGCAGACAACGGAGCTTTTAGGCTTTCTAAGTTGCCCAGCATGCCATCAGATTCGCTTTTGAACTTCTTAACGCTGGCTTTGCCGCTTGATAGTTCTTCACGTAACGCTTTGGTATCTGCAGCAATTTCAAATAAGAACTTTTCTGTACTCACTTAATTAAATACCTATCATCACGAGCGCCATTAGCACGGCGTTCTGCGTTAATCATCATTGAAACATCACCCGCGTTGGAACTTTCGCCAAGGTTGAGAAGATGGTGTAATTCTGGGTAGTCGAGTAACCAAGCTTCAGAAGGGGAAATTTTTAGCTTGGTAACGAGCTCTTTATAGAAGGCCCAATAATCAACGGTAAAAGGTTGAACCGAACTAGACTTTGGAAGCGCTATCCAGTTTGTTCCTTTTTTTTTATGTCGCTGACAGTGGCGCGGAACTCTTGATCTATCTTGTTGGCTACATCAAACAAAATAAGCGGCCATGGCTGAATGAAGTCGCTGTCTTCATCTTCAACTGGGCGCCAACCCACTCTAAACATGGCGTCTTGAATCTGCTCTAATTCAATAGAACTATCACCTTGTTTCACTAACGCATGAAAAGCTTCTGAAGCTGTTTCAAAATCAACGCACTGGTAAAGAGCGCGCATTAGTGTAATGGTGGGTTTTGATTGATTTGCAATGTAGGTTTCAAGAAATGAAACCAGCGTAAACCAAAGATCTTTATTCGTTTTGGTTTTAAACTGGCGCATTGCGGCCAAGTTCATCTTAAACGGATACGTTTTATAACAGAGCCTTAATTCCATCAAATATCCTCTCCTACTGAGAGAATAGTGATTGAGCTTGTAACCTTGTCACCAACTGGTGCGGTATCAGAGGGCGCATTGGGTATGCCATTAAAGCGAATCTGATCAGCAACTAACCCAGTGCCATAATCAAGCATGTACTCATCAATGTCACCCGCTAGACTAGCGGCACGAAGCAACTTGTATTCAGCGTCATTGCTGTAAACAATGTTGGCGGTAATTGTGCGGCCTTTTGTTGATTGATTAGCATCCATCAGCGTTACAAAGTCATTGTGTGACTTACTAGTGATTTCGATGGGTGTACCGTTGAATGTTGATGTCAGTTCCAACTGACCCACTATTACCGCGTCTTCGGTGCCAGTGAAGCGGTAAAGCAAGCAGTGTGTACCGTTTGCTTCATTGCTCATTATGCTGATGCCGCCGTATGTGAAACTTCGCCGCTAGAAAGGAACGTAAGTGAGGTGGTTACCTTGTCACCCATGGGCAACGCATCAGAAAGCGCATTTGGCACCATTTTGCAATCGAATGATTCACCTGTGGCACCGTAAACAATCGAGTAATCGGCTTGCGTGCCGGTTAGCGCATCAGCACGAACTTGCTTATAAGTAGCATCGCTGTTGTAAACCAGAGTGCCCGCAACTTGTAACTGCTTACCTGCTAATTCACCAGACAGTAACGTTACCCAATCTTGGTGTGACTTGTTACTAATATCAATTGGCGTACCATTGAAAGTTAAGGTAGCTTCCATCTGACCAACAATGGTAGATGTGCCTTTTTTAATTAATACCTGAGTGCCGTTTAATTCACCAGCCATTAGCGTTCCCCTTTAAGGTATAAAAAAAGCCCCGCTAAATAGCAGGGCTTAGAATGAGTTGAAAGTTTGTTAAGCGCTTGGGTTATCGTGCTGGCTGAAATATTCAACCATGAATTCCAACCGGGCTTTACAGGTGTAATCAACACCTTCGCCGTTGTATTCCGGTTCACCCATGTTTTGAAATGTAATTTTAAAAACGAAATCCAAATCAAGCTTCTGCATCTGCAAAACCTTCAGTTCGATTTGCTCTCGTATATCCAGTACAGCTTCATATAAGCTATCTTTTCCAACGCGCACGCTTATATCTGTGTAAAGCGTTAGTTGGTGTTGGTACATTTCCTTTGTTAGTTCTTCGCGTGTGTCTGGGCCCATTAGAACAGTAACAAGTGGAAAGTCTTGTTCTGTATCAATATCGGTTTTCACAACATCAGCCACATGCCCTTCTTTAAGAAAAAGTAAGTGCTCGTGAAATTTGTTGATTATCTCTCTGGCTTTATGCACGCTTTAGTTCCACTGTGTAGTACTGATCAAGTGAGTTAACTCTTTGGCGGCGTCCAACAACATAGTTTTCAGCCTCGTAAACCACACTATCACCCGTCTTAATTACTTCCGAATACAAGAAGCTGAAACTGGCCAACAACTCACGTCTATAGCCAGTTTCATCGTCTGCTTCTTCATCGGTAATAATTGCTTTATATGGAACACCCACAACAAATACATCTTTACCAAATCGAGCAAGTCCCAATTCAGCAAGCCTTTCTCTTTTGTTGTGAATGTTACTCATTAAACTACTTGACCTGTAAACAACACATCAGCATTACCATCGGCGTCTTTTGCACCAACAAATGCGCCAACAAGCGTGTTGCCTGATGCGGTAGTTGTTGCTGCACCAGCCGCCGTGATATAAGCCTTTGAACCTTCTGTAGGCGTGTCTGATGTAGCAACGCTAAACACACCGCAACGATGACCTTGAAAAGTATCACCCGCCGCTGCATCTGTAACCGGAACCACAACAACTGAACCAATTTTCACTGGCTTACCAGATTTAACACCGCCAGCTGGCGCTGTAAAACCAAGAACGTTACCTTCTTGAACGAAATTTTTCATTTCATTAATCCTCTAACGAGAGGGGGCAGCTTACGCTGCGCCCTTAGATTTATACATAGTGCGGAAGTCTAGCGGTGATACACCCGCATCAAGACGCACTTTGAACTCAGTACCATCAACAGACCAGCCTTGCATCTGATCAAGGAATGGGTTCTCGTTACCATCTAGGTAAGCAACCTCGATAGTGTCATACATGCCGCCTGCTGCTAAGTACCATGCATCGGCGCTGCTTTCGTCCAAACGCGCTTCGGTAACCACTTCAGCCATGTTTGCAACCGGGTTACGCTGGTTGTTGTTTTTGCCAGGGTAAACCGTATCGTTCATAAGCATTTCTGCATCAGTCTCTAGGGCCGCAGGAACAATCAAGTATTCTGGCGTGATGTTCAGCGCCTTACCTTCTGCTAACTTCTGCGTTCGCATCGCTGTGCGAGCTTTAGTTAAGGAATCTACAGAAAGTGATGAGGTAGCTCCGGTGACATAGTTGCTGTGATCAGCATGGAACAAAGATTTACCATCAGACATAGCTGGATTATCAACTAGTGTTGCATAAACCAAATCACCTACTGTGCGGCGTGCAGCGGCACCCATTAGTTGAGTAATGCGAGTAAACGCGCCTAAATCATCATTAATGATTGCTTGGCGAGTAATAGAGAAACGCTTACCGTAAGTAGCAAGTGCAATCTTTTCACCACGCTCACCCACTGTGCCATACTTGAATTCAGCACCTTCTGGCACTTTTTCAAGAGACTTCATATCGTTAAGCGCTACGCGACTAGTGATCTTAAAGTCAGAAAGTGAACCGCGCTGAGTCCAGCGGTCAAATGTCTCTGGTGCTTCAGAGTAGCCTTTAAGCATTGTCTTATGCGCTACATCGGCTAGCAC